CAAAACTGGTTGTCCCGCCTGATCCACCAGCACTTGAACCACCCGCACCAATGGTTACAGTGTAAGAACCGGCAGGACTAGAATAATATGTTTCCGAATATCCTGCACCTCCAACACCGCCTCTTGCGAAAGCCGTTGAAGTTGTGCCGCCAGTTGCCCCAGTAACTACAACAAACAAAGCAGTTACGTTAGCTGGTTTTGTATAAGTAGCACTTGCTCTAAATATTTTTATATTTACAGCTTTAATTGATGCTGTGGTTTGAGTTGTTGCATCATTAAATGTGATGGCTGTGCCACCCACGGTAATAGGCATGATTGCTCCTTAAGGTGTGCCGCCAGCGGTTACATCGCTGATTGCAGTGAATACGCCAGCGGAAGTCATTGATGCAATGGTTGTCCCGCCGTATTTAAAAATCAGTTTGCCGCCTGATTCCTCAACGGTGAAATTGGTTGTCTTGATGCCAATTGATCTAATGTTCCAATCACCTACAGCGCCGCTTCCTGTTGTGCTGGGCACATCAAGGTTTGTCCTGGCTCCCGCTTGAGTAGATGCACCCGTTCCCCCGTTGGCTACAGGAACAGCGTTAACCAAACCATCTGATGCATCAAGCTGCCCCGATGTGTTTAGGTTGTTGGCAAGCTGAGAAAGGTTATATGCTTGGGTCATGGGTTATCCTTACGCTGCACCATCTCGGGCAAAGGTCTGCTGATTTAGCAAAGTGAAATTGTTGTTGATGGCGCTTGTCAGGTTGTATCCCGCACTGGTGGCAGTGTAATCGTAAGAACTGCCTTTTGTAAACAATGCGCCATTGGCATAAAGCTGCATGGACAATGGGTTATTGGGGAACACATACGACAGCGCCCCGCTGGTTGAATAGGCCACCGTGTTGGTAATGTTGGAAGCAGGAACTCCCAGGTTGTTTGCCGCCATTTGAATCAGGATCAATCGACCTGTTAAAGCCCCAGGAAACCCGCCAATTGCTGGCAAGGTCAAATCGTAATCAATTTCGTTAAGCGCCGCACCATTAACATACACCAATTCAAAACCATTGACAATGGAAATTTCCGTTGGCGTGTAAGTTGACACACTCGTAACGTCAACCTCAACCCGACTGAATGGACGATATGCGCTGCCTGCTGCTCGATAACGATAAATCGGCAATCCAGCGGTTACGCCCGATAAGGTGGTTGTAAAGGTAATGGTTTTGGTAGATGTGTTGACTGTTGAAACCGTGTATTGTGTCGGTGATCCAGTATTAGCAAACGTCAGCACATCGCCAGCTTCAATTAATTGATATGGCGCATCGGTATAAACCACACTGCTGCTGCCAACCGTATCAACCTCAGTCACTAATGAATCGTAATATGCATCGGTGCTGACTGCTCGCATATTAAGCACAACGACAATTTCACCAGTTGCACAAGCGTTGTTCATGACCACAGTGGATGTGGTTTCCGTATATTCCGTAGTACTGAGCAACACGCCATTTCGGAACACCAACACATTGCCAACAACATGAGTTACAGCAAAACTGGTTTGCCCAGATGTTGCGGAAAAAATTGTTTCAGTAAAATAAAACGCATCGGGCTGAGTGAATCCAACCACGCGACCATAAATGTCAATCGTCAATGTTGCCGCGTTAAATGTCTTGCTGTAAACGCCCGATCCAAAGTTTAGAAATCGCTCTAGCGATACAACCATTGAACCGTTTGTGTTGTTTGTAATATTTAACAACCCGTCTGCACTGCTCACGGCTGTTGTGCCAACCCGCGTAAGCTGACCTGTTCGCGCATCTAGGTCTATGTAATTGTTTCCATCTGGCAAGCCCGACCATAATGATGTGTCAAATTTTGCTGTGTCAGTTGGGACAAATGAGCCAGTTTGATTTGATTGAGCCGCGCCCCCAATGTCAAAACTAAACTTGCGGTTTTGACGATTGGAAAACAACAGGTAATTTGTTGCGCCGAAATTGCTGCTTGCTTGATACCATGTGTATTCACTGGCCCCACCGCCCGGAGGATTTGCTGTGGTGTTGTTGTACAAGCCAAAATAAGCCTTGTTCCTCGGGTTGGTGCTAAAACCAACTGTCCCCGTTGCATTGTCAGCATACGCCACTGCAATGTACCGATTGACATATTGAAACGTCAGTGGTCGCCACACAAGCACACTTGATGCTGCGCTGAATGCACTGCTGCCAAGGGCATTTACCATCCGGGTAAAGAAATACCAATCGCCCTGCGGAATCTCGGTCAGCGTAACAACGCCCATGCTTGCGCCTGGGTTGAATGGGTTGCCGCCAGGGTTGACCGCCGTTGTCCCAGCAAAGATGCGCTGCACATCTGTAGGGGCTGAAAAAGCCGAATACCACACTTCCGCATATTGGCTAATCCCGGCTGATGCCGCCGTAACTGCAACGCCAAAAGACGGAACTGCCGCGCTCGGCAAAATATTGGTAATGGTCGGCGCAGGAACAGTGCCAAATCCTAATGGCGACCCAATGCCGGTATTTGGTGCAGGTGTAAATTGCGTTACATTTTTGTCATCGTAAACCGCTGGATTAAATTCCATCAACGTCAAATTGGCGGTGATTGATCCGTCAGCGGAAAATTGCTCAACAACTTGGGCAACTCTAAACAGTTTGGCTACCCAACCATAATTTGCATTTGTGACAGTGACAATATCACCGGCCTCTAATTGCAAGCCAGAATAATTAATATTGACCTTGATCTGCAAATCTTCCCGCGCCGCTTCCAATAAACGATTTGCAATAACTTGCGCTCGGACGTTGTTATTGACTAAATTCAAATTTACCGTTTGTTTATTTACAGGCTCATTCGGATACAGCAAAGATGGATTAATTTCTGCCAAATCGTACAACGCCGTATTAAACGAATCTTGGTTAGTGCCGTCTGGAAATTTGACTTCAATAATGTTGTAGCTGGACGATAAATCAATTGGGGAAATTTGAATTGCCGACACCATGCGGGAATCGTCAATAGCCATCGCCACTGTGTAGGTGGATGATTGAACAATCACACCCCATTGTGCTGTGATTTCGTTGTATCGAATTAAGCAATCCGCGCAAGATGCCATTAATTGGATGTTGTCCATCACTGTCGATTCAGTGGTCAGCACCCCATCAAATTTAAATCGTGATTGAAATGCCGAACCGCCTGTGTATGTTGTATAGGCGACAGGCGTAAAGCTATAAACATTTAATGCGCTCAAACTGGTGTAATCAATTTGTGATGTTGCCAATGCCGCGCCGTATCTTGTTGATTGCAAATAATCTGCAATGCAATCGCCAGGATTTGTTCTATTGTTTGTGACTTGAAATCGAGTAGCCTGTAAACTGGTTAGATTAGCCGTTTGGCTGTATGTCATTTCAATGATGGCAAACGCTGCATTTGTCATTGACTTTGATGCATCCCATTTGTACACCAAAGAAGCGTTGCTCATGATTTGAATGGCGGTCTGCGCTGTGTTTACGCCAGATGACGAACCATTGCGAAACAAATAAATATTAAGTTTGCCCGATACCGCGTAATCCGTTACCCCAGTGGATTCATCCAACAAACCAATAACTTTATATTGATCGACACCATCAAAAATGCACAGCTTGCCGCCCCAGTACACATCGCCAAATGTAATGTTATCGGGTGTTTGTCCCGGCTCTGTGTTTGTCACTTCGCACAGCGTCATGACGTAAAACAGTTTTTGGTTATTGCTAGTGATGCTCAGATCGGTAACGATGCCGCCGACATAAGCAGTGCCATACACGATTGGCAGCTTGTTGCTACCTGCTGGGGGCAACTGTGTCGGGCTTCCAGGGTTTGGCGTTGCATCATTTGTTCCAAATCCTTTTGGCGAAAATGCTTTGCTAATGATGGACGATGCAACCATATTGATTGCAAACGCCGTAGCCGTCATGGCAAATGTAAATGCACTTACAGCCGTTCCGGTCAAATAAGAAACAATGATTGATCCCGGCATTACATCACCCAAAATTCTTCAAGTTTTTGAAAGCCAAATTTTTCATATTTCAGATTTGGACTGCTTACCATCTTGCTGATAAAACAGTTTGCAATGCGGCCCGCTTCCTTCATCTTAACCGCTTCGTTTAAATACTCACGCAACAATCGGTAGCCTGTTGTGCCGCCCCTGGCTTCTTCGTCTACCCAATACGCAAATTCGGTCAGCATCAAATGCTTGGGCGACCAGACAGATGGCATCACGCCCGCGATTAAAACGCCCACAAGGCGTTTGTATTGCTCTGCCACTATCACCACGCCCTGACCCGCCATCAGATGCGCCAGCATCGTTTTAACGTGTTCTGCATCATCAGCATCAGCCAGGAATCCATAAGGCATGTGCGAACGGTAATCCCGCAGCTTGTCCAAAATCTGCGGAACATCAAATGGTGATGCCTTACGAATTTGGGGCCGCATCTTTGCCAAACTGATAGTTAATCGTTTCAATAAACGGGACACGAATCATGCTTGTATCGCCGCTGTTGTAGAACTGCCAGGAACTGTTATTTGTGTATCGGCCTGCAATCCGATTTTGCAGAATCAATTGAATTGAAGATGCAGACACGCTGATTGTTCCAACATACATCCGTAGATCATCCATCCATTGCTCACCAATTGAGAATGATGTAATGATTCCGTTGAAATACTGATACAAGCCGCCCGCGCCGCCCGTTGTAATCAATGCGCCATCCGTATCAAAGAACCCATGCCAAAGTTGAATTGGTGATCCTTTGACGTTTTGCCCCAGGACAAAGCCTAGCATTGATGTATCGATGCCCGACAACGTGACGGTGGTGTCATTGGCTGTAGATTTAATGTCGCGCTGCACCTGCCCGATTGCCAACAGCGTCCCCACTGATTGAAATGGGTTTGCGTCTACCGCAGAAATGGTCATATCCGATGGCGCAGTGGTCATCAGATAAGTGCCGCTGGTTGTTGTGATTCGCAAGAAATCAGCAACCCGAATGTTGCTGGTTCCCTCAACTGGGGTGATTACGTTCACAGCACTTGCTCCAATGCCCTAAATGGCCCAGACCAACTGATAAACGAATCATTAGCAGTTGGCACAAGGTTATAAGTTGGGTATTCCCTCAACACCACAGGGAAAGTTACGCCTGTGTATGTTGTGCCACCCATTGCAACCGTTGTCCCAAATTCACCAGCAACACAGGACACCCCGCTTGTTAATGCCACCAGTAAATTTCGATGAATTGGAACATTAACCGTGCTGCTGCTTCCTCGTTGCACATCAGCCGTGACAATGTACGAATACAGACCGACTTGCACGAAATCGCCAACTCGAAACAAATAATCTGTGGATGCCAATGGCGGCAACGCTCCCAGCACCAAAACTTTGTTGGCGCTTGTTGTTAACCAAAGACAATTACCAATCTGTGTGCTGGTCATTTGCCCTTGATACTTGATGTAATTCAGCCAGCCTGTTTGCCCAAAATTCAAATATTGCTGCAAGGATTTGTCTGGAATACGCAGGCTGTTAAGTATTGACCGGCTTTCCGAATATCGCAGGTAATTCATGGGGCGCATTTCAAATTGAAATGGAACCACCGTTAGAATTTCTGATGTGACCAGCTTTTGATTGCGGCTTAACGTCTGACCAACAAAGCGTTGGTCATTGATTCCAACAGCTTCGCAGATCGACAGAATTGTTTGTAGGCTCATGTTATCGGCTCACAGGTAAAGACCGCTGTGCGCTTTGATTTGCCGCCCAGACTGCTTGTTTATTTTGCGCCAAAAACTGAACCCCCGATTGTGTGTCGATGGCGCTCATCTGCTGAATGAATGGCCCGTTGTAGTTGATCGTTTGACCGCCGCCCATCATGTTTACCAATTGATTGTTGGGAACAATTGTCCCTGCGGTTTTTGGCACAAACAATTCCGGGCCACGCTCGCCCACAATAGACGGCTTGTTTACGGGTGGCTCGCCACCATCAGCAAATCCCAGCCAACCCTGCGCCGCCGTGCTGGCGTAACTTGTCGCGCTGCTATATGCCATTGACGGGCCAAAGAAACTACCAATCATTTTAGAAAACAAGGCGGTGGCCTGTGCTTTCAATTGAATAGCAATCAAATCCGCAATTATGCTTCTGGTCAAATCTTTAAACGACAGCTTGCCGGTTTGGACAAATTTAGAAATTGCCGATTCCATATTTGTCATAACCGATTCAAATGCTTTCTGCCCCATTTGAAATGTGGTAGTTGCATTTGCCATCGACATTTTCATGGCATCTTCAAAGCCTTGACCAAATGTCCCCTTTTGATATTTTTCGGAAATTTGGAAACGCTGTCGAGCAACATCCAATTCCTGTTCCTGCAATGCAATCAGACGCTTGAGTGCATCCTCTCTTGCAGTATCGGTCAGCAACTGATTGTCTAAGATTTCTTTTTTCGCATCGGCATATTTCCATTCGATGCCGAGCATTTCTTGCAATAGCTGGGATTGAGCCGCTTGCACATATCGGTTTTGATCTGCCAATTCCAGCATGACCTTTTGCCGACGAATTGTTTCGCTTTCTAATTGCTGTCGCTCAAACAATGCTGCATTAGCTTTGGCATATTGACCCTGCTGCTCGGCCAATAATCTATTGCCCTCTGCGATTTCTTCGGCTTCCCGTCTTAGCGCATCGGCTCTCATTTCTTGCCGCCGCTTTAAATCGTCCAATTCTTTTTGTTGCTGCCTATCGTTATATTCATCTTGTTCGCGCTGAATTTGTTCTTTTTGAGCTTGTTCTTCCAGCATTGCCCGCACACGCAATGCAAACAAAGCATCTTGTTCAGCAATTTGTTTTTCCGCTTGCTGCCGGTTGTAATCGTCTAACTCACGTTGATTTTGTTCATATTGCGCCTGTTCCTCAAACATCGCTTTCACGCGCCTGCGAAACAAATCTTCTTGTTCTTGAATTTGTTTTTCGCCTTGCTGCGTGTTGTACGCATCCATCTCGGCCTGACTTTGGGCCATCTGCGCCCGCGCTTCTTCCTCCGCTTTGAAGCGTTTCAAAATTGCTTCAAGACGTTTTTTCTCAGCGGCTTCTGCGTCTTTATCTACCCCAGGTTTAACGATGCGTCTTGCTGGCGGTGGAACTGGCGCACCAGCATTGGACATTGCAGCAATATCTTCTGCTGTTGGTTGATTGCTTAATTCTGGTGGTTTTTCTCGTTTGCCTGCGCCTGTGCGAATTTGCGGAAATAACATTTTCCACAAATCGGAATCCTCAAATTTCTTGCTTTCTAAAAATAATTTGTTTAATTCGCCCGTAATAAATTTCATTGTCGGGCCAACAATGGAAGCCATTTTTTCCATTGCTCGACGCGACATTTCCCCAAGATTGTCGTAAGCCTCGGCTGCGGCTTTAATTCCTTCTTCGTGTTCCTTGGTCAATTTTGTGCCAGTTTTCAATGATTCATTGAAATCCCGCGCATCTACACCTTTAAAAGATTTTCCAAAAACGTCCATGCCTTTGGCACTGCGTTTTAACGAATCTTCCATTGCCGCAAGACCAGCAGCGGCTTTTTTGAACAGCGACTCAACGTCTAAGTTTTGCAAATCCTGCAAGGAAATGCCCAAATCCTTCAAAGTCTTTTGAGCCTCAAACGATCCTTCCGCTGCTTTGTCAATGTATTGAGTAAAACTTGAAAGAAACTTGGAAGCGTTGCCAGCTTCGCCGCCGCTTTTTGCCAAAGCATCGCGCAATTGAATAATGGACGAAATCGCCACATCATTGGCCCGAGCAACGTCCACCAGTTCATCAGCATACCGAGCCGCCGCCACTGTTGCCGCCGCAAATGCAGTAGCTGCAACAGCGCCATATTGCTGGGCAAAAGCGCCGACAGATTGCAATGATCTTTTAGCGCCTTCAATTCCGCGTGAGAATTCCGCGCTGTCAAGACCCAGCGTGACCCCAAGGCGACCAACAAAATTTGTCATGTTTTAAACCTGTCTTGCTTAAACCCTGGCGCAGCCATCATGTAAGTTTTCAGCGCGTTGTCTGTTGCTTCCTTTTGCTGTTCCTCAGTCAAAGGCGGCACAATGTAATCATAAGCCGACCCTAAAATCTTGGCTAGCTTATATGGCTGTGTATTGGCGGCTCGCATGTAATTAAACACGCCAGCCGTCAATTGGCCCAACAACGTCAGCACACCCTGATTTCCAAGCACTCCGTCTGCATACATCGTCTGTATGCGAATCATGGTTTCTTGATCTATTAGCGCCAAACTGTCATGCGTGTGCCCATTGAAGATCATGGCGCATTCGACTTGCGTCCTCAATGAGCCAATCAGTTTCCCCGCGTTTCCTTGTAATTGGGGCTAATGGCTTCGGCAATCTTTTCAATTAAAGACACCTGAACTGTCCAAGGAAATTCGGCCTCAACTTCTTCGTATGTCAAATCATCCAACGTCATGTCTGGCTGCTCGGGAACCAAAAGTTTGATGTATTCAACCACTCGATTTTCGGTCATTGCTTTATTTTTTGCCGTTTCCCTCATGGATCGGCCTTTGACCAAAATGTCGTTGTCTTTAAATTCGATTTCTGAATCTTCTGTCGCTTGATCTTTTAGCGCCAACAATGGTTCGCTCAATTGTTTGTAAATACGCTCGATGTGTTGTTCGTCGGGATCGCTGATCTTTTTATAGATCGCGTCCGATTCCGCAACAAACGGAATGCGAACTTTGAATGTGTGCCCGCCCAATTCAAAGGAACGGATAAAAATATTTGCGCGTTTAGCTTGGTATTTTTCACCAAGAAGATTTGAAAGTTTTGTCATGTCTTATCCTAATTGTTTCGCTCGAAATTCGGCAATGCGCCGCTTTAAAATGTCTGCTAATCGTGTAACTGTGCTTTGTGCGTTTGCCTCCAATGCTGGTCTTAAATAAGGTTGTGCGCCGTGTCTTGCAGTGCCAAATTCTTGAGCAATGGCCCGCGCATCGGATTCGATTCCTGCAAAAGATTCTGCATTATCAAATCCCATTTTCTTTAATCGTTTACGGGCTGCGACCAAACCTTTGCCTTCGCTCATCCGCGCCAGTTTTTTGCCTGACGCTGTAGTTACGGCTCCGATAACCGTATCGGTTTGGGTAATGTATTTGCTGCGCCGATCCCGAGCCGTTGGCCTTCTTGCTTCAATTTGCAATGACAACGCAAGACCCATTGTGTCCCTGGGCGCATTTTGTATTGCCGCCGATAGCACCGGCTTTAACGCCTCGCGCACCGCTGGCACAAGCACCCGCTTTGCGCTTTCCTTTTGCCCGAAATCTGCCTCAAGGCTTTTTAATGCTTTGTCAACATCGCCAATGCCTTCCAGCTTGATGACAACGCCGCCCATTTAAGCCCCCGGCTTGATGATTCGGTGGAAAATTTCGTTGTTCAACTCTTTAACGTAAGTGACAACTTCGGCAGGGGTCATTGTGTCGGCATGACGCGCCGCAATTTGATGGCAAAGGCTTACGCCGGTCATTCGCTGCTGCAAATAACCAAACCATTGCTTGCCGTCTTTCTCGGCCTGAGCAGCCAGGAAAGCCAGCAGGTCATCGCTGGTTTTAATATCGTGTTGCATCATGTCTTGTAATGCCCCGCCCCGTAGGGCAGGGCACACCTTCATTAGGTGTTGGTTGACCAGCCGTAGCTGTTGCCGCCAACAGGGTGCAGCGTGAAATTAAACTTGCTTTCCGCTGCGGTGTTCAAATCCCAGGTCATGCCGCCAACCCGAGCGTTGAAGGCATAGGCCACGGTGTTTGTGCCGTCATACACAGCAACCACATAAGTGCGGATAATCGAACCGCTGTAACCGTCACCGCGAATCAGCAACAGGGCAGGGTCTGCGCTGTTCCAGGCTGCGGTAATGGTCATGCTTGTGACCTGATTCTGTGTCGTGATCTTCGCACCTGTACGCGCCCCAGCAACCGCGTAAGCAGCCACCGCGTCATCAGCGCCGAACGGGGGAATGTTCTCGACGGGAATCAACAAACAGGTTGTGCTTGTGCCAGTACCGCCAGCAGATGCGCCAATCAGGTTGGCAACTTGAGCCGTCCAAGTAGACAGTTGTGCATCTGTAAGAGGAACAGGCGACACCTCGTCTTGCATCCACAGGGTTGCCACATAACCGGGCATTACTTTGTTAATCAGAGCCATTTTGCTTTCCTTTAAACAGGGTTGAAGATATTAGTATCTTGTCAGTTTGGAATGTACAGTGTGCAATCCATTACCACCTGGGCTAGATTTTCGTCATTGTCGTATGTGTTGTAAAGCCATGTCACATCAGCTTTTGCCAAGAAAAACCCATTTGTTGATGGATTGCCAAACATGCCGCTGTAGCCATGCAAGGCTTGCAAAATCTGATTTGAAATCGTAAACCCATTCTCAATGTTCTGCGTGTAGACAGAAATTTGAAAAATGGGCGTGTCGATTCCCTTATTGCTTTGCAGTTGACCCGTATAGACCGGCTGATGCACGTTACGCAACATCCAAACAATGAACTGGGGCTGCGTAGCAAAATTGCGGTTGAAGGCTGCGTAAACCGGCACAGGCGCGGCAATGGATGCCAGTTGATACTGGATCGCTTGTCCTAGCGCGAACGGGTTTGTTTGAGCCATTTATACCGCCGTCACAGGGTCTGTTCTGTAGCAAAGCAATTTAACACTCATTCGATCATTCGATTCCCGAGCATCCGTGACGCGCCAAATATGGCCGCGCCATGTAACCGAATAAAGGTTTTGGTTATCGACGATTTCTTTTGCGTTTGGGGTGTATCTAATGGTGAGATTTACCAAATCTTGATACACCCTGTATTTTTCGCTGATCTTCAAACTGTTTGCGACTTCAGAAACTTCGGCCCGCGTGTTAAACCACAAAGTTTGGGCTGTGGTTTGTTGACCAAAACTTGACTGCGAAAAAGTCAAGTTATTGATCGAAATGTTTTCATATCGACGAATCGACATTACATCACCAGCGGTTTATAGGGGCGCAGTAAAGTTGAAACACCAAACGGAATTTCTTTCATTGCAATTTCTGTGGTGTTGCTGCGATTGTTGTACAAATGCACAAACAACAACAGGCCAGCTTGTTTGATTACCGGATATTGCGCCAGTGGGTTTGCTGCTGTGGTGTATTCGCAATAGACGGGGCTTGTCATGGCGGTGTTTAGATTGCTTGGCAAACTTTGCAAAACAATCTTGTTGCCACTGGGGTCATAATAATAGGTGGCAGGGCTAACCGTCACCAAAGCCGGTGGGGTGTCCTGCGTCCAATATTTAACCGCATTAATCACCACCCCTGGCTGTCCTGGGTTTTGATTTTGGCTTACCTCGGGCAGATCAAGCGTCAACGGTGTGCCGTTTAGCGACGATGCGTTATACCAAACCCGATATTTGACCGGGAAAATCGACAAGCCGACGAAATCCTCGATGGCTTGTCTTACCGCCAATTCCAGCGACTCAAGATAACCATCTTGGGATTGATCTTCAAACAGGTTAAGCTGTTGAGCAATGCTTTCAGTGTCGAGCCATTGGGTGAAAATGTCCCGACTGATCTGCTCGACCTTCTCATAATTAAACGGATTGCGTGTCGGCGCTCCGTAATTGAGATAACCGACCTGTTCAATGGTCATGCTTTGCCCCTATTAGGCTGCGCTCATACGAACACCGGCAAACGGATCGCGCACCGAGGAAACAACCCGCTTTTCCGCAAACATGGTGATAAATCCAGGCTGCGTTTGTTCAAAGGATTTAATGGTCATCTGCTCGGTGTCGCCAATCGTCAAGAACCTGGGCCAATTGCCCAGATAGATCGGGAATGCGCTGGTCAGGTACGGATTGGCAATGACCGGGAATCCAAACACATTGCCAACAGCAGAACCGTCTTTGTCGCCAATCTCAAGGAACAGCGGCAAGCCTTGCAGGTCTTTAAGCTGACGCAAAGTCTGGATCATTGTCGGGGTCATGTGCCACGCAGTGCCAGGAAGTGCCCAATACTGCGCTGGCAAGGCGTTAACCATGTCCACAACCTTGTTGTAAGTGACCGCAACGCCGCCCAGCGACACGGTGGCAACAGTGTGGATTCCGTTCGTCATGTTCACGCCCGATGTGCCGTAAGCACTGGCCGCGCCACTGACGTACATATTCAAACCGCGCAGACCATTCTCGCCGCCCGTGCTGGTGGTGGTCGATCCTGACTGATCGTTGTTTTGCACCATTGATGCGCCTTCAAGCTGGGCAAACTCAAGGGCCAAATCTTCTGCCAAGGTGGCATCAAGGTTGTTTACATCCGACAGCACAGCGGTGCGAATCGGCATTTGAGCAACAAGAACACGCACAGGCAATTGCCAGATGCTTGTGTCAATATTGGGGGAACCGCTGTTTGGGGTGAATGTGTAGCCCCAGGGATTCGTGCTGTTTGCCGCATTACCCGTTTTAGCGACAAACTGAATATCCGATCCAATAACCGGAATTTCTCGCGCCATCATACGCAATGGATTTGCGTAACGCAGCGCAGCAAAGGCATCGTCGAAAACGACATTACCACCAACACCCGAACCCGATCCGGTGATGGCAGATGCTTCGCGCAAATCAATATTGCACTCTTTGCCTTCGTAAATTGCCTGTTTGATACCGTTCAGGATTTTTTCGGTGATGGTCATGATTTGTCCGATTTAATTGCTTTAAAAAAGGCAGGGGGCGAACCCCCCGCCAAGGGCAACGCAATTAGGTCGCAGTCGCGGTGGAACGATAACGCACACCAGCAAACGGATCGCGCACAGATGTTGCCAAACGCTTCTCACCGTAGAAAGTGATGAAGCCGGGCAGCGTCTGATCGTACCGGCGCATGACCATGTTCAGACGGTCAACGATGGTGTGGAAACGGCTCCAATCGGCAAAGTACATCGGATACAAGCTAGTTGTGCCAGCCGAACCAACGGTGGTTTGCGAGGGCGTGTCCAGATACTTGTTAACCACAACGTCAAAGCCAAGCAGTTGACCGACGATGCCATCAACCGACAGACCTTCAATACGATTGAAAATCGGGGCTTTCTGATCGTCAACCAGCGAACGGATAGCGTTCAGCAGGATTGGGCTAATCACAAACCGAGCCGATTCCGTCCAGTACTGCTGCGGCAGCGCGTAGATGAGATTGATAACATCTTTGTAGGTGATGTTATTTGCACCAACGGTGTTGCCGTTTGTGGTGATCTGGTCATACGTCGAAACATTGTGCAGACCGCTAGTCGAGCCAGTGCCGCTTGTGCCAAATGCCGATGTGCTAAAAGTGCCGCCTGTGTAGGTAGCATTTGCGCCAGGGTATTGATCCAAACCGCGCAGACCATCAGCGCCACCCGAGGAAACAGTGCTTCCTGTGCCGGTCTGGTCATTGTTGACGATCATGGAAATGGCTTCTTGCTGGGCGAATTCGGCCAGCATGTCGTCCACCACGTTTGCTTCCAAGCCATCAATGTCGTCCAGAGCCGCAGTGCGGATCGGGAACTGCACGTTGATATCCTTCAGCACGATTTGCCAGATGCTGGTGTCCTCAGTGGTCGGATTGATGTTCAGCGTACCGTTGTTCTGGATCGCGTAGCCCCACTGTGCGCCCGCGTTGCCGGTTTTAACCCGGAACTGATAGGACGAACCATCGGTGGCAACGGTGCGAG